CGCCCATCTCAAAGCCTTCCTCGGCTTCTGGCCCCACATGACGCTGCAGGCCGACAAGGGGGCCGGGAAGTCCACGCTGGTGAAGCGCCTCGAGCGCACCGTCGCGTTCACGATGTTCTCCGGGGAGTCGCTTCAGACAGCGTTCCGGCTCCTGACGTCGATCTCCCACACGTCCCACCCGGTGGGCTGGGAGGAGATCAGTGCGCGGAAGCAGGACATCATCGACCAGGCCGTGACGAAGCTGCAGGAGAGCTACCAGTACACGGTGAGCCGGCGGTCGTCGGACATGACCGAGTACCTGATCTCGGCCCCGGTGCTGCTGGCCGGCGAGGACGTGCCCGTGCGGTCGCTGCTCGGCAAGACGGTGCGCACCGAGCTCAGCGGGCGCAAGGGGCCGCTGATGCCCGAGGACCTGCCGAAGTTCCCCGTGCGCCAGTGGCTCGAGTTCCTCTCCCGCATGACCCGGCCCCAGGTGCAGGCGGTCTATGGTGAGGCCAGGACGCGCTGCGAGGAGCTCTCTCGCGCCACCAGCGCCGACGAGGGGGCCCGCCGCATGGCGGGGAACTACGCGGCCGTCGCGGCGGCCTGGCAGCTCCTGTGCGCCTTCGCCGAGCTCTCACCGCAGCAGGGGGAGTTCGTCGGTGACCTGGTAGAGGGGATGAACGCACACATCAAGGAGACGTCGAGTGACCGCGAGCCCTGGGTGTGGATCATGGAGACCATCCTCAGCGAGCTCGCCGCGGGACGGTACCAGCATCCCCACCAGTGGGATTCGATCTACGACGGCGCCCACGAGTGCTTGATCATCCGGTCGAGTCACATGATCGACCACATCGCGCGCGAGACCGGGTTGCGCGAGAAGTGGAACATGCTCCCCATCAAGAGCGACCGCGTGTTTCGCCGGCAGCTCCTCCAGTCCGGCGTCGTCGTCGACGGGAACGTCGAGCGCAGCATCAAGGGGCGCCGCGAGAGTTACATGCTCGCCATCGGGCTGCGCGAGCTCGCGCGGTTCGGGATGCACGCGAGCGCGCCGGAGGAGCCGCCTCCCTATGGCGACTGACCCCCCCGTACCCCCCCCCCCCCCATCAAACGTCGCCGCACCGACCACCCCCCCCCCTCCCCCCCCCGCGAGGGAGGGCGTCCAGGCCCGCGCCGGCGAACGACCGTCAGTGGCTCACGAGGCCCATCGAGGACGCGGAGAGGTGTTCGCTGACTCGTGGATGGAGGGTCCGATCCGACGCAAGCCGTTGATCGTGGAGCAGAACCCTCCCACGAGTCCACCCCCGAATCCCACGAGTCTACCTCTGCGCTCCATGAGTCAGGCTCGCAGTTCCATGTGCGACAATTTGACGCACCGGCACTCGTATCTATCTATCTTTTTGATCCGAAAAGAGAAAGAGAAGAAGTGGTGGGGGCGGAGCTGCAGGGGGCGATCCATGAGTCAGGGGCGCTGGTCAAAAAACCATCCATGAGTTACGAGAGCTCGGATCGGCTAATTCATGGATGTGTACCCACCCCTAATCCCTGTGGGTTCAACGAGTTATATGCGTCGGTCGGGCGGAGAGACGGCCCATGAAAAAATCTCCCCCCCCCCCCTCCGCGGAGGCCTCCGGAGCGGTCGGCGAAGACCTGATCGTCGCCCATCTGGAGTGGCGGCGGCACAACCAGGGCCGTGCGGCCGCGACGATCGACAAGTATCACCGCTTCCTCGAGCAGCTCGTCGCCTTCGCCGGCGAGCGAGGGACGCCGGTGCTGGAGCTTGGGCACGTGGCGCTCGAGGAGTTCGTCGGCCCGCTCGCGCACCAGGCCGGGCTCACACCGCGCGCGCGGCGCCCGCTCGTCGCAGCCGTGCGCGGGTTCTTCGCGTGGGCTCACCGCTCCGGCCTGGTGGGCGCGAATCCGGCCGTGTGGCTGCAGTACCCGGCCAGCGGCCGCCGGCTCCCGGACGCGATGAGTCTCGAGAGTGCCGGCAAGCTGATCATGGCCCCCGGGATGGACACCTTCCTCGGCGTGCGCGACACCGCGATCCTGTCCGTGCTCCTCGGCTGCGGCCTCCGGCTCTCCGGCGTGGCCCGGCTGAACGAGTCGGATCTGCTATGGGCGCAGCAGGACGGAGTCGAGTGGCTGGTCATCCGCGCTCGTGAGAAGGGCGACCACGAGCGCCTCGTCCCTGCGCCGCACGAGACCTGGGGGCTGGTGCGCGCCTACTTGGGCCACCCGGAGCTCGAGACCATCGATCGCGCGCTCCCCGACGGCGACCAGGTGCTGTGGGCGTCGACGATGAACCGCCAGGTGCCCGAGCACCGGTATCACGGTGAGGAGCGCCGGCTGTCTAGGCGCTGCATCCAGCAGCTCCTCCAGCGATACGGACAGCGTGCAGGCATCCCGAAGCGTGAGCTCCACCCCCACGCGCTCCGGCACCTGTACGGCACCGAGCTCGCCGAGGACGGGACGGACGTGCTCCGGATCCAGGCGCTGATGGGCCACGCCAACCCCAAGACGTCTGCCGAGTACGTGCGCCTTGCGGTCCGCACGCTCAGCGGGACGGTTGCCAAGTCGAGCCCCATCACGAAGGTCAAGACGCCGGTCACGGGGCTGCTCCCGGCCCTCAAGCGCGCTCGATAGCGGCCCCCCCCATGCGATGCTCACCGACACGTTCCCGCACCCATCCGGCGCACAGAACCGCCCTTGCACGGGGCAGGAGCATGGCGGAGAGCCAGGAACAGTCGATGCTGCGGTCCGGGTGCGCCCCGGCCCGGAACCGGCCTTTGGAACGGGCAAAGTCGCCGGGCCCTCAAGACAGGGTCGACCGGGAGGGCCAAGCCAGGGCCCGAGGTGCGTGGAATGTCCGAAAGCGCAGTTCGCCCGGATCGGGCGACGGCGCGATGGGACTCTCCGCCCGCCGGCCCGAACGAAAGGCGCAGCTCGCCGGGAGGAATCCCTGCCCGAGGGGCTCGAGGCCGCCGAGCTCGAGCTCGCGACCGCGGCCGGGCAGCTCGAGGCGGGTGGGGGGTCGGCCAGGCGGCCGGCCCCGTGCAGGGAGGGGGGTGGATACCAGGAAATCTGCGATCCAACGCGGATTTGTCTACAGTAGCGAGCACCAGACGGGGCGAGGGCTCGGTGTCGTATGAAGATCGGTGAGGAGGGCAAGGCGGCCGTCATCTACGCACGGGTGAGCACGGCGCGCCAGGCCGAGGAGGAGCTCCCCCTCGACAGCCAGGTCGCGCGGTGCAAGGAGCGCGCGGCCGCCCTGGGCGCGCGGGTGGTGAAACAGTTCGTTGATCCGGGGCTCTCGGGGCGTTCGGACCGCCGGCCGAAGTTCCGGGCAGCCATCGAGTACTGCGAGGGGGCGGGGGTCGACTACTTCATCACCTGGAGCACGTCCCGGTTCGCCCGCAACAAGGTCGATGCAGGCGTCTATAAGCTCCGGCTCGCCCGGGCGGGCACCGAGCTCGTCTACGCCTCGATGCGGCTGGATCGGGAGAGCGACGCCGGCTGGATGACCGAGGGGGTGCTCGAGCTGTTCGACGAGTTCGTGTCACGCCAGGTCGCCCAGGATACGATCCGGAGCATGGCGGCGAACGCCGAGCGTGGCTACTGGAATGGTGGCAACCCGCCCCTCGGCTACCGGCCAATCCCGGCACCGGACAACCCTGCCCGCCGGCGCCTCGAGGTCAACGAGGCCGAGGCCGGCCTGGTCCGCGAGATATTCCGCAAGCGGCTCGAGGGCGTGGGGACGAAGGCGATCGCGCAGTGGCTGAACGAGCGCGGGATGCTTCACCGCGGGCGCCCGTGGAAGAATGGCGCGGTGGCACGCCTGCTGCGCAACGAGGCGGTGATCGGCCGTGTCGTGTTCGGTCGCAAGGACCGGTCCACGGGCCGCCGGCGTCCGCGCGAGGACTGCATCGCGGTGGACGCGCACCAGCCCATCATCGACGCGGAGACCTGGCAGGCCGTGCAGTCGATGATGGACGCTGGCGTGAACCCGACCGAGCGCGGGCACCCGACCAGCACCCACCTGTTCACGGGGATGCTCCGCTGCGGCCTGTGCGGGGCGCGGATGCAGGTCGAGACGGCGAAGGGCCGGTCGAAGCGATACTCGTACTACGGGTGCCGGGCGCGCCAGCGTGAAGGGACCTGCAGGATGGGTCGGATCCCCTGCCACGAGCTCGACGAATTCCTGGTGGGGGTGATCGGCGAGAAGGTGTTCACCCGCGCCAACCTGGACCAGACCATCCGGGACCTGCACGAGGCTGCGGGCGCCTGGTCCCGGGACCACGCGGCGCGCGCGGCCGCGCTCGAGCGGGAGATCGAGAAGGTCGAGCAGCGCAACAGCAAGCTGTTCGAGCTGCTCGAGCGCCACGGGGCCGAGACGCCCCACCTGGGCGACGTCACGCGCCGCCTGCGGGCGAACAACAAGGAGCTCCAGGCCCTCGAAACCCAGCTCGGCGACTTGCGCGAGGAGGAGCCGCCCGAGATCGCCGTCACCGAGGACGACGTCGACGAGCTGCGCGAGCTCTTGATGGAGATCATCCGCACGACCGACCGGCCGGCGACGGTGCGGGAGTTCTTCTCCCACTTCATCCGGCAGATCGTCGTCGACGAGGAGGACGTGTCGATCCGCTACAACCCCGACCTACTGGTCGCCGTCCCCGCGGGAACGGTTCATCGAAGGGTGCACTCGGGCGGTATTTGGCTCCCCGGGCGGACCCTGCTGAGAACCCGGACCGTGAGGGTACCGCGGCCGGCGCGTCGGGGCAGGGCCGCCCCGGATGCCCGCCGCACGGCCTGATCCGCTCCAGGCGGTCAACTTCCAGTGCGCGGTATGCTCGCACGCCTTCGAGGCGGCGCCTGAGCGCGTAGAGGACGCCCCGGAGCTCGAGCACCACCCGTTCCGCTACTTCGGCACCTGCCCGGCGTGCCGCGCCGAGGCGGGCCAGGCGGCGTGGGAGCGGAACCTGCTCAAGGCCTGGTCGAGCGCCACGGGGCCTCGCACGCCAGGGGGCAAGGCCCGCTCGGCCGCGAACCTGGCCGGCCACCCGACCCCGGAGGAAGCCAGGCGAACCCGCTTCAATGCCATGAAGCACGGCCTGTTCGCGCGCGTCGCCACCTACTTCCCGGCGCGCCCCGGCGCCTATCCGCACTGCCAGGGCTGCGAGTACCGGGAAGACGTCTGTCCCGGCCAGACGGCCTGCCTCAAGCGCACGGAGCTGTTCCTCCGGCACCAGGTCGCCTTCGAGACCAAGGACCCGGCGCTGCTCACCGAGCTGCGCGGCGACACCCAGGCGGCCGTGCAGGCGCTGATCAACGACATGGTGCTCGCGATCGCGCAGGACGGAGGGCCGCGAATCCGGGAGATGTGCTGGTACTACGACAAGGACGGCGGCTTCCACCTGGCAAAGTGGACGGACGCGAAGGGCGAGGAGCACCAGATCCACGAGCTCAAGGCGCACCCCCTGCTCAAGCCGCTGATCGACTTCCTCTCCCGCAACAGCATGACGCTCGCGGACATGGGGATGACGCCACGGGTGCAGGACGAGCAGGACCTGATCGAGGGGCATCTCGCCGGCCAGTCGGAGCAGCAGGAGCAGCTCGCCGAATACGAGCGACGCCAGGCCGAGGCGCTCGAGTCGCTGCGGGGCATGATCGCTCGGAGCCGCGATCGCGCCGAGCGTGACCCCATCCTGCTCGAGCACCGGCAGACCGAGGGCGAGGATTGAGAGGAGGCGGCGGTGAGCTCTAAGGCGCTGGCACGAGACGACTCATTGCTGGGGGTCGATTTCCTCGACAGGGAGGGATGCATCGGCGCCCGTGGGGAGCGCATCCGCCAGGCCCGACTCAGGTTCACGCAGGCTCAGGTGGTCACGCTGACACGAGACGAGTTCTTCCGCGAGATGATGGACGTCAAGTTCTATGCTGGCACCCAACGTGATGATCCCGGTTGCGGTGTCCACCGAGTACTCCCCGCCCGAGGGCGGCGCCGAAGCCTTCGTGAGTTCGACCCCCTGGTCTTACTGACGACGCCGGCCGCGCGCGCCGAAGCCGTGCGCGAGTACTGCGCCTGGCTCCACGGGACCCCCGCCGGTCGGGCCGTGAAGCGCGCCGCGCGCCGCGAACTCCGTGGCCGAAACCTGGCGTGCTGGTGCCCCACGGGGCACCCGTGCCACGCCCACGAGCTGCTCAAGGTCGCCAATGCCTGAGCGCGTCAGCAAGGCCACGCGGATCCGGATGCAGAACGTCGCGGAGCGCGAGGTCGCGCGCTACGCGGGGAACCACGCCGCCTGGCACAAGCACGTCCACAACGTGGAGCTGGACCCCGTGCAGATCCTCAAGATGCGGGAGATGGACGAGCGTCCGAACACGGTCGACTTCTCCTGCCGGCGCACGGGTAAGACGGCGGTGAAGGAGCTCTACCTGCTCGAGCACAACGCCTGCGAGGCCGATCAGGAGCTCGGAATCGTGGCGCCGCGAGAGGCGCAGGCGCTGGTGAATCTCGAGTACCACCTGGACGCGATCCGGCGGGCGCCGATCCTCACCGCATGGCTCGCCCACAAGCGCGGGCGGACGCAGTTCGCCGATACCTACTACGAGTTTGGCAACCGGTCGAAGGCGCGCGCCTACGGGATCATGAGCCAGGTGGACGGCGGCGACCTGACGGCGGCCAGCCTCGAGGAGGTCGACGACATGCCGCGCGAGCGGCTGTTCTCGCGGTTCCTGCTGATGATGGCCGCGAATCGCCGGCTGGGGGCCTCGAAGGAGAGCCGGAACGACCCGCAGATCCGCGTCACGGGCGTGTTCAAGGGCGCCGACACGCTGACCGACCTGATCGCGAGCGAGCGATACCAGCCGCTGATGACGGTCGACGTCTATCTCGGGATGGAAATGGGGATCCTGAACGCCGCCTTCATGGAGGAGATGCGCATCCAGCTCGCCCCCGACGAGTACCTGCGCCAGCTCCTCTGCCGGAACGTCTCGGCGCGCAATCTCGTGTGGGAGAAGTTCGTCCGCCGCGCAATGCAGGTCGGCCTCGAGGCCGGTCTCGAGCTCGCGGTGCCGCTGCCGGGGGGGCGCTACCGGAAGCGCGGCCTACTCGCGCTCGGCTACGACGCGGGCGGCCACGGCGAGAGCGCGCACGCCTCCCGCCATGCGCTCGTCGTCGCCGAACAGATCGGCAACTACTGCACCATCCCGTTTGTGCGCACCTGGCCCCCAGGCGCCGACGACCAGGTCGTGAAGCGCGACCTGTTCGGGCTGTGGGAGTACTTCGGCCCGGACTTCGCCATTGGCGACGCCTACGGTGTGGGGATGCTGACACAGCTCTGCGACGAGCTGTTCGCCGCCGGGCTGACGCGCGTCGACCGACGCACCATCGGGGACGGCGACAGCACGGCGAGCACCTGGCCGGAGTGGCCATTCTCGCCGCTGCGTTTCGAGGGGATGACGAAGCACTCGATGGCGCAGGCGCTCCGGCTCATCTTCCACAACAAGCAGGCGGCGATCCCGTACTTCGACGACCGCGATCCCCTCGACGAGGAGACGGCGGACCTGCGTCTGTTCGTTCGGCAGCTCCCCAACATCCGGCCGGAGCAGACGCGCACGACGTACGCGAGCTACAAGATGGTCGACGAGACGATCGGCGACGACCTGTTCGACGCGGCGATGGCGGCCGTGTGGGCCCTGGTGACGCGCGGGGCCTCGCCGACCATCACTGCGGTGCTCAGCACGCGCCGGGGCCGCGAGCAGCTCCTGGAGCAGACACCGAAGCAACTCACGAGGGCGATGGCATGAGCGTACTCGGGGATCTACTTGCCCGGTTCGGGCGCGGGTTCAAGGCCGCCGAGGAGAAGAAGCTCCCCGGCGAGCAGGCGCCGAACGACCTGGAGCTGGGCCGTCGCGCGACGCCGGAGAACGCCACGAAGTACCTGTACCGGGCGATGTGGGTCGATTCCGACGTCCGCCAGGCCATCCTCGAGATTCGGGACATGGATCGGCAGGACGGACGAGTCAAGCGCGTCCACGGTCGCAGCGCGCGGGCGGCGGTGAAGGGGGGCCTCAAGATCCGCGGTGCCAGCGGCCAGGAGCGTGTCCACCGTCGCTGGCACGATTTCGAGCGCCGTCTCGGCCTGAACCGCCGGGAGAAGCTGCAGAGCGACATGCGCGGGCTGATGATGGAGGGGAACCTGCCCGCGCAGTGGGTGCTCGACGCCGAGGGGCAGCGCGTCGTGCGCGTGCTGCGGATGCCGACGGAGACGCTGCTGCCCGACGTGCTCCCGAACGGCACCTTCCGGAACCCGCGGGAGGCCTACACGCAGTTCGATCTGAGCACGGGCGCTCGCCTCGCCGTGTTCCCGCTCTGGCAGCTCACGTGCGGCCGCCTCGAGCCGGACAACTTCGACGACGTCGGCGCCCTCGGCCGGCCGTATCTGGACGCCAGCCGTGCCGTCTGGAAGAAACTCACGATGACCGAGGAGGACCTGGTGATCCGCCGTCGGATGCGTGCGCCGCTCCGCGTCTCCCACGTGCTGGAGGGGGCGGGAGAGGAGTACCTGGACCGCTACCGCAAACAGAACGAGCAGGCGCAGTCGGAGGGCGTCACGACCGATTACTACACCAACGTCAAGGGATCCATCACGGCCCTGCAGGGGGACGCCAGCCTGGATCAGATCGCGGACGTGGAGTATCTGCTCGACACATTTTTCGCCGGCGCGCCGGCGCCGAAGGGGCTGTTCGGCTACACGGGGGATCTCGCCCGGGACATCCTCGACGACCTGAAACGCGACTACTTCGACGAACTCGACGCCATGCAGGACACCCTATCGCAGGTCTACCGCTGCGGCTTCGAGCTCGAGCTGCTCCTCGCGGGCATGGACCCCGACAACTTCGACTTCGAGGTCGTGTTCGCCGAGCGCAAGACGGACACGCCGAACCAGCGCGCCGACCTGGCGCTCAAGTACTCGGCGCTCGGTTTGCCGAAGCGGATGGTGTGGGACGCCGCCGGGTTCGACGCCGAGGCCGTCGAGCAGGAGCTCGAGGTCGAGCGCGAGCGGTCCGACCCGTTCCCGGACGAGAGCGCCATCAACCCGCCGCAGGCGGGCGCCGGCCCGGGGCGTGTGAGCGTGACGCCTGGCAATGAGCGCAAGGGCGAGAGCGCCACGACGATCAGCACGAGATCCTCCCAGGGGTGACCAAGGAGGAGCGTGCCAAGGCGCTCGCGCTGGCGCGGTGCCGGATGCTCCCAGGCTCCGGAGAGAAGCGGTTCGTGCGCAGCATGGTCTATCTGGCGGTCGACGAGCCCGACACGGTGCTGACGCCGCCTCAGAAGTGGTACCTGGACACGGTCGTGTACCGCTTCCGACGGCAGCTCGCCGGCCGCGACGACGACTTCGCGATCCCGGCGGCGGCGCCAGACCGCGCGGACTATCTGGCGGCGGCCGAGGAGCGCCGCGCACGCCGCAACCGCGGCCGCCCGGTGCAAGGGAACCTGCTCTGATGGCGTCGATCCCGCAGGACGTCAGCGCCAACAGCCGCACCCAGCGGAAGGCGGCCATCAAGCGCGCGGCCCGGCGCGCGCGCCTGGAGCTCCGCACCCTCGACGCCGAGGCGCGCGCCGGCCTCACCGAGGTCTACAGGCGCGCACGGGACGACATCAAGACGGCGATCCTTCACGTCGCGCAGCCCGCAGGGAACGTCCGCCTCGAGGTCCTGCAGGACCTACTCAGGCAGGTGGAGGGGCGAATCACGGCCCTCGGCGCCGGCCGCGACGCCGCCCTCGCCACGCACCAGGCCGCGGCCGCGAAGATCGGAGTGTCTCCGTTCGCGGAGGACGTCGCCTCGCTCGGCACCTCGCTCTCGAAGGTGTCTGACGACGCCGTCCAGTTCGTGCGCCGGTTCGTCGCCGCGGACGGCCTCCAGCTCTCCGATCGGTTGTGGCGCCTCGACATGCACGCCCGCGAGATCATCGGGCAGGAGATCCAGACGCGGGTGATCCAGGGCCATTCGGCGAGCAAGGCGGCCGAGGAGTTCCTGCTGGGCGGACAGCAGGCGCCGGCCTTTCTCGTCGAGAAGATCGGCCAAGCGCAGGCCGAGAAGATCGCGAACGTCGCCGGCGCCAAGCTGCTCGGCGGCAAGGGAAGCCCGCACGCGAACGCGCTCCGGGTGTTCCGCACCGAGATCAACCGCGCTCACGGCGAGGCCTTCCGCGCGGCTGCCTTCGAGCACCCGGACGTCGTCGGGACACGATTCCTGCTCTCGCCGAACCACCCGCGGCCGGATATCTGTGACATGCACGCGCGCGTGAACCGGTACGGGCTCGGCCCGGGCGTCTACCCGCGGGGGCGCTCTCCCTGGCCGGCGCACCCGAACACGCTCAGCTTCGAGGAACCGGTATTCCGCGACGAGGTCACTGACGAGGATCGCGCCGGCAAGGAGACGCGGATCGAGTGGCTGCAGCAGCAGCCGCCCGGAGTGCGCGTCGGCGTGCTCGGGGGTACGCGGAAGGCGCAGGCCTTCGCGCACGGCCTGATCGCGGAGAGCGAGATCGCGACGCCTTGGCGGGTGCTGCGGCCGCGCCTGGAGAAGAAGGGGTTCAGCTTCACTCACTCGCCCGAGCTCGCGAGCGAGTTCGAGGACGCGGCCCGCAACCAGGCGCAGATCATCGCCGAGGCGGCGGCGTTCGAGGCGGCGAAGGCCGAGCTGCGCGAGCAGGCCGCCGCCGCCGCGGAGCGTGCCAAGGAGGCCGCCGCGCAGCGCGCCGCGCAGATCGAGATTGACGCAATCGAAGCGACCGGCACGGGCTTCGCCGCGAAGGCGCTCACGAAGCTCAAGAAGTCGGGGGAGATCGACGCCGACACGCCGCCCGCGCAGGCGCTCGAGAAGGTGCAGGCCGAGGCCGCGGCACTCGAACAGAAGAAGAAGACCCAGAGCGGCCTGTCGAAGTACAAGTCCGCCATCGTCGCCGGCAAGGCGCCACCGCCCGCCGGCGTCACGGCAGTGGAGTCGCTCACGGACGCCGAGCGGGCCGAGTTCCTCGCCGGCGTCGAGGCGGCGGTGAAGAAGAAGAAGAAGCAGTTCCAGTCGGGGAAGTCGAAGTACAAGCAGGCGGTGCTTCAGGGGAAGGACCCGCCTCCCGCGGCGGTCGCCGCGTTCGATTCGATGACCGCGGCCGAGCAGAAGGCGTTCCTGGAGGAGATCGAGGCCGCGAAGATCAAGCAGGCGGCCGAGGCGCTCCAGGCCGGGGAGCTCCGCTTCGCCGACTTCGAGCGCGTCGGTCCACAGGGCGGTTCCAACCCCGGGGGGCTGTTCCGGCACCAGGTCACCGGAGAGCAGTGGTACATCAAGACGCCGGCGAGCGAGGACATCGCCCGCAACGAGGTCCTCGCCGGCGCCCTCTACCGCGCCGTGGGCGTCGAGGTCCCGGAGCTCCGTCTGCTCGAGGTCGACGGCAAGCCCGGCGTCGCTTCGCGCATCGTCGAGGGCCTCGGACAGGACGCCGCGGCGCTGCGCGCGGCTCGTGTCGCGGGGGTGCACGAGGGCTTCGCCGTGGATGCGTGGCTCGCGAACTGGGACGTGGTCGGTCTCGAGTTCGACAACCTGCTGGTGAAGGGCGGTCGGGCGCTCCGGGTGGATACGGGCGGGGCGCTGCGCTACCGCGCGCAGGGCGGACTCAAGGGCGCACGGTGGGGGCCGGTCGTGGAGGAGCTAGACACGTTGCGCAACCCGCAGACGAACCCGCAGGCCGCTTCCGTGTTCGGCTCCATCACCCGCGAGCAGCTCGAGGCGTCCGTGGCCCGGGTGCTGGCCGTCGACGACGACGAGATCCGCCGCCTGGTCGAGGGGCTGGGCCCGCGCGACGCCGCGGCGCGCCGCGAGCTCGTCGAGACTCTGCTGGCGCGCCAGCAGGATCTGGGGCGGCGCTTCCCTGCCCTCGCCCGCCAGCGGCCGGCGCCGGCGCCGGCGGACGCCGGCGCGCGCATCACCGAGGAGGAGCTCGGGTTCATCCGCGAGGCCCGGCTGAACGGCTACGCCGTGAACACGGACAAGGGCGACGTCGAGGACCAGTCCGTGCTGGTGTGGCACGAGCTCGACGAGTCCGGGGCGCCGGTCACGGTCGCCGTCCTCAAGGTGCGCGAGCAGGCGAAGGTGGCGATCGGACGGCTGGTGAAGGAGTCGGGTGGCGACAGCGCCACGTTCGACGACCGCGGCGCCCACGCGAAGGTGCTGGAGGCGGTCAAGGGCGTCGGGATGCAGGCCAGCAAGAGCGACGTGCTCCGCGACAAGGACATCGCCCGGATCCGGGAGGCGCGGACGGTGTTCGATGCCGCTGTCGCCGAGATTCAGCGCCGTGACGGCGCGCCCGTCGCGCGCGGCTTCCGGGCGCACTTCGAGCCCTGGATCCAGGCGCTGGAGGCCTCGCTCGAGCGCCACACGGCCCGTGGCGGCCCCGCCTTCTGGTCGGCGCCCGGAGGGCGGCTGCTCGAGCAGTTCGTGGCGCCGGTGGTCGACACCGGACAGGTGCCGCGAGTTCGTTTCGAGCGCGTCTCCGGCGTCTGGCGCAAGAAGAAGATCTCCCGCGGTCACGCGCAGCTTACCGCGGAGCATAACTACACGACCGGGCATACCTGGCAGGCAACGCTCGCGAACGGCGTCACGGTGCGCTACTGGCCTGACACCGGGGACGTCCCGTTCGCGCTTCGCAACCGCCTCGAGCTCGAGTCCCCCGGCAACGCGGCGTCGGATGGGGCGCGCCTGTTCGAGGCGCTCGACGAGCTCGGCGTCGACTCGAGCCGGGCGACGTCGATCGACACGGAGGAGCTCTACCTGCGCCGGGTCGCCTACCACCTGCGGGACGGGTTCCGGGACTTCGAGGCGGCGGTGAATGGCGTCCAGGACCAGTCCGAGCGGGTCGCCGCGATGCAGGCCTGGGTCAGCCAGCACCTCGGATCGGACATCACGCAGTCGCCGCTGTACCGGCCGGAGGGTGCCCGGGAGGCCTTCAACCAGGGCCGGCGCCACCAGGTGCGGCCCGACCTGTTCGGTCCCCGGTGGGAACGGTTCACCGCCGGCTACGTGCTGCACCACCGCATCACACAGTCGCGTGGCATCGCGGCGGCGCTCGACAGGGTGCTCGAGAGCGGGGGGGTGATGGCGCCGACCACCGAGAAGCTGCGCCGCGGGCTGACGATCGGAGGGATGAGTCCAGCGTCGGATCTCGGGACGGGCGGCGCCAGCTACTTCTTCACGCGAGTCCAGACGCGCGCGACCGCGCAGGGACACGAGGGGCTCAACTGGAAGGCGGACCACCTGGCGCGCCTCGACGCGATCAGCTACTCGTCGGACCAGTTCGGTCGCGTGACCAGCCCGGACTTTGTGCTCGGGCACCGCCGCACGGGCATCGACGAGTGGCGCGCGACGGCGCGCAGCGGCAGCAACGAGACGATCTTCAAGGACGGGCTCTCCATCTTCGACGCGCTCGACAGCATCCGCGTGAGAGCGAGCGATCTCGACAAGGTGATGAAGGTGCTCGAGAAGCACAAGATTAGGGAATGGCCCGACGGCCGGCCGCTGAGCGAGGTCGTCAAGGTGGTCGGGAGGGACTGAGCATGGATCTGTTCGAGGCCTTCGAGCGCAGGCTGCCGCTAGTGGTGGTGGTGGCGCCCGACAACGAGCGCCTGGTCGGCGCCCTGTTCCGGCGCGAGCGTGGCGTCGCCTGGGCCGACGCCGGCTGGCCGGATGCTACGTGGCAGCCGTTCCACGTCCTCGAGGGGAAGGTGTCGGGGGAGGGTCCGTGGCAGGTCGGCGGTACCGAGATCCGCCTGGCCGTCGACGGCGAGCGGTTGATGGAGGACTGGCGCGGCTGGCGCGAGTTCCGGGCGAGCGAGGACGGTCGGCGCTTCACGCCGGCCGCGGCCGCGGCGGAGGCCCGCCGCAGGGGGGTGCTGTAGTGTGGATCTTCGCCAGGCAAGGGTTCGTGTCCGTCGTGGAGCACCGTGAGCGGCGCCGGATGCTGCTCGTACGGGGGCGCTTCGCCGGCGACGTCGAGGCGGTGTTCCCCGAGGCCGAGGGGCAGGTCGTCGAAACCCCGGACGCGGACTACCGATTCCGCGCCGAGCTCGATCGGACCGCCGTCGCGCTGCGGCTCGTCGACCTGGTTTTCGAGCTGGACTATCCGAACTTCAAGGCGTCGCTCCCGCCTGAGGCGCTCGATCGTCGCGAGGTCTATTCCGACGTCTGGCACCTGATGGCGCAGCACCAGGCCAGCGCGGGGGCGTGATCGGCGCGAGCTCCTCGCCTTCGGTGCGAGCCCTGCGCCCGGAGGTCCGGTGTGCCCGGTGTAGACGGGTGCTATTCGACGGCGTGGTCATCAAGTCGCGCGTGGTGCGCCTTCTGCCGGCCGGTGGCGAGGCGAAGTGCAAATGCAAGGCGTGGGTGCGAGTCCCCGTCACCTACCGTGAATCAGACACCTAGATTGCAAATGCCCGGGGGTGCGGCTAGTCTGTACGGGAGCCGACTGATCCCAAGGCGATGAGGGCACGGCGCCGCCAGCGTGTGGCGCCGCGGAATCCGAAAGCCGGGCGTCCGCGAGCGATCCGCGGGCGCCCGGCTTTTTTCGTTTCGGGGCCGTGAACACAGGGCGGATCTACTCTCTCGAGGAGGACGGGCACACCGGCGCGGTGCGCTTCCTGTCCGGATTCACCGTCTCTCTGGATGAGGGCCGGCGCACGAGCGTCGTCACGATCGTGCGTACCGGCTCGTTCAACGATCCGCGCTACGGCCAGTTCGAGATCACGCGGCAGATGCTGCTGCAGATGGTCGAGAACTTCGAGGCGAACGTCTACGGGCAGGACATATTCGTCGACGTCGCACACCGCCCGAGCGATGGGGCTGCGGCGAAGATACTGTCGCTGTTCGTGGAGGGGAACCGCCTGCGCGCCCGGGTCGAGTGGACCGACTACGGGCTCGACGCGGTACGGCGCCGTGGATTCCAGTACCTGTCCGCCGAGTTCCACGAGAACTGGCAGGACAACGAGCAGAACCGGACCTTCGGGCCGGTTCTGCTAGGCGCCGCGCTCACCGTGCGTCCGGTGATCAAGCGCTTGGACCCCATCCAACTGTCCGAGGCCAGCGATGACCATGCGGTGCTGGTTCATCCCGAGCTCGAGAGCACCCTCAAACGGGAGATCACGACCATGTGGAAGAACCTGATCGACAAGCTCCGCAAGCAGCTCGCGGAGCAGCGCCTCTCCGAGGCGGTCATCAAGCGCCTGGCGGAGGCCTTCGCCTCGGCGCTGGAGGGCGTCACCGAGGAGCAGCGCGCCAACGTGCTGCTGAGCGAGTTCATCGAGTCGGGCAAGGCGCTCGCCGGCGATCGCCGGATGCTGCTCGGCGACGGCCTTGCCGGATTCCTGAACCGGCGCATCGAGGAGCTCGTCTCCGACGGGCAGGACCGCGCCGACGTCGTGCGCCGGATGGCGCAGGCCGGCGGCATCAACGAGAGCACGGTCAATCAGATCCTGCTGGGCGACACCGCCGGCGGGATCAACTGCCCGCCCATCGAGCGCCTGAACGGCTTCGCGCGCGCGCTCAACGTCAGCGCCGGTCGGCTCCGCGAGATCGCCGAGCGGGACGGGTGCACCTACGGGAACGGCAATCGGCGGGCCTCGAGCGACCCGCTCACTGCGGCCGACGTCGAGCGCATCCTCGAGGAGCGCGAGCGCGAGCGAGCCGAGACCGAGGCCGAGCGCACCCGGCGCCTCGAGGAGAACCGTGCGCTGTTCGCGAAGGTCCTGGACGAGGCCGAGGGCCTCAAGGCCCTGAGCGAGGAGACGCGCACGCAGCTCGCCGGCGCTGCCGACCTGATCACCGCGGAGATGACCGAGGGGCAGGTCCGGAAGCTCGCCGAGCACCAGGTCAACATCGGCGGGCAGATCAGCGCCCAGGCGAAGCTCGCGGGCATGGGATTCGTCCGGAGCGGGGGGAGCGGCAGCGTGGTCATCAGCCTGGACGAGTCGAACACGGTGAAGAAGCTCCAGGAGACCGTGGACCGTCGCCTCGGGATCCTGGATCTCTCCGACGCGCGGCGCTACGCACGCACCGGAGGGCAGCTGGTCGAGGAGAACAAGAAGCTCGCCGAGCGGGTGCTGGCGATGTTCGACGCCGACCCGCGGAACCGGACCCAGCTCGAGCGCGAGGCGAAGCAGCTCGCGAGCGGCGACAGCGTCGTCTCGGACGTCAACGTCCCGGTCGTGTGGGAGCGCACCGTCATCCGCGAGGCGCTCTACCAGGTGACCGCGCTGATGCTGATGGACACCGGCGTCGAGCAGTTCGCCACGTCCTACATGATCCCCTACAGCTTCCGGGACACCGGCGCCGCCGGTGTGGACAACACGCGGAAGTACGAGGGGCAGGCCATCTCCCGCGCGGGCGTCACGCAGACGGCGGAGACGGCGTACAACAGGCCCCAAAAGCTCGCCTTCGAGGTCTCGGACGAGCTTCGCTATCTCACCGCCGCGCGTCACCTGGACTGGGACGCCGTCGCGGAGAACCAGCGCAACGCCACCCGCATCATCTCCGAGGACAGCGATCGGCTCGCGTACAACGAGCTGCTGCAGGCGTCCGACGAGTTCGGCGCCGTCGTGGTCTCGGTGGCCGAGGACCTCGAGCCGCAGGCGGACGACACGAAGAACCTGTTCGTGCTCGCCAACTTCCCCGTGGTGCGGCCGCGGGCGGTGTACGACCTGCAGGGCAACCAGGTCGGATCGACGGTCAACCCGATCGTCGTGACCTACGACTCGGTCGCGCGCGCGGAGTGGGACGGCACGGGATCGCAGCCGGCCGGCATCTACTACGTCCTCGACTACAACCTGGGCGAGATCCGACTCGTTGACGAGGCGGGCGACACGCAGGTGCCGGCGGACGCGACCGCGTACACCATAACCTACAGCTACGCGACCAACGTCTACGCCTTCGACACCGATCTCGGCGGGGCCGCGGCGGACGCCCACTGGGACACGTTCCTCTACCGCTACGGGTTGCGCAAGTCGGTCGTCGAAGACGATCGCTTCCACGAGGCGAACTTCGGCGTGATGCGCGGCGCCGTGATGACGCAGATCGAGCAGGCGAAGCAGTTCGGCGCCAACCACCGCCGACCGGGGACCGATCTCTCGGCGGACGGAAGCCTGGGCCGCATCAAGGACGTTCCGAACTTCAAGGCGTTCGGTCCGAACCTGCACATCGGCGACCAGCGGCTGCTGATCGGCGAGCGCGGCGTCACGCGGTTCCGCATGACGCGCCCGTGGATGCTCGGCGAGCTCGAGAACCAGAAGGACGCCAACGGCCGCTTCACCGGCAAGAAGGAGGCCTACGGCGACCAGTTCATCGTCATCCACACGCCGACGCAGCTCAAGCGGGCGCTCACGAGCTTCGTGCTCTACAGCGCCGCGGGTCGCGTCGCTCGGACGGTCTGAGCGGAGATGGGATGACCCGGAACGGAAGCGGGCGGGGCGCGGCGACGCTTCCGCCCGCTTCCCGACCCCCCCCCGATGCGAGGCAGAGGCATGAACGAAGATCTGGTCCCCGTAAAGAACAACACGGCGATGACGATGCACGTCGCCGGCGTCCTCATCGCTCCCGGGGAGACGCGGCATCTGCCGCGCGTGCACGTCCCCGCGAACCTGCTCCCGCGCACGACACCGGCGGCGGTGCCGGCGCCATCGGATCCGGTGCTCGAGCTGCTCGACGACTCCGTCAAGGACATCGTCGGTCGGCTGCCGGAGCTCGACGACGAGCAGCTCGCAGCGGTGAAAGCCGCGGAGGTCGACGGCAAGACGCGCAAGTCGCTGATGGACGCGATCGCCCAGGAGGAGCTCCGGCGCGCGAACGCGCGGGCCGACGGCGCCGGCCAGGGAGACGGCGAGGGCGACGGCGCCGGCAGCCCCGACACGGAGTAGGTCCGTGGAGCTCCGGCTCGTGCGTCACGAGTCCGGTGACCAGGGCACCGTCGGGGCGATCCTCGCGGGCGAGCTGCCGCTCTGCTACACGCTGGAGCCGCCGTGGCGCGACAACCGTCCGAACCGGAGCTGCATCCCGAGTGGGCGCTATCTCGTCATCTCGCACCGCTCGCCGCGCTTCGGCCACGTCTACCTGGTCACGGACGTACCCGGACGCTCGCACATCCTGTTCCACGCCGGGAACTTTGGCGGAGACGTCGATCTCGGCTACCGCACCCACACGCAGGGTTGCATCCTGCCGGGCTCGCGGCAGGGCCGCCTCGCCGCCGATGGTCGCCTACAGCGCGCCGTGCTGGCCTCTAGGATGGCGACCCGGCAACTGTTCTCCCGGCTCGGCAACGAGCCGTTCGTCCTCACCGTGGAGGCTGCATAGATGATGGACGCGATCGCCTCCGTCCTGACGGGCGGAATCACCGGGCTCATCGGAACCGCGGTCAGCGGCGTGGTCGAGTACTTCAAGACGAAGCAGCGCAACGCGCACGAGCTCGCGATGATCCAGGCGGAGAGAGAGACGCTCCAGCTTGAGATCGCCGGCCGGGAGCGTGTCGCCGAGATCGAATCGGAGAGTGCCCGCGACATCTCCGCCTCGGAGTCTTTCCGCGAAAGCCTGCGCGCCGACATCGCCCGTTACAGCAGCGGAGACAGCCCCTGGCTGGTGGGGGTAGACGTCGTCCGCGGGCTGGTGCGTCCGGTGTTGACGCTGGGCCTGGTGGCGTTCACCGCCTGGATCTATGCCACGGCGCCGGAGTCGATGGAGGACCAGGTGACGTCGACCGTGCTCTACGTCTGCACAGCTGCGGTGCTGTGGTGGTTCGGGACAAGGGTGAAGATGCCGACCAAGTGAGCCTGTGGACAGCCCGGGCGAAGTCTGGCGACGGCTCAGCGCACTCGAGACGTCATCGAAGGTGAATGCCACCAAGATCGCACGATTGGAGAAGGACCTGAGCGGGTACAGACGCACCATGTACGGAGACCGAGGCGACAACGGACTGATTGGGGCCGTTCGCAAACTGGCCGACGCCGAGGAGCGCCGCTCCAAGAGCGATGCGCTGCTGCGGAGCGCCGTGCTGATGCTGGCTGTGACCGTCCTCGCGGAGGTCGCGAGCACGTTTCTGTGATGCGGCGCCGTCGTGCCGAGTACGCAGCCCGCGAGCTCCTCGCTGCGATCTGCCTCGTCGTCGTGCTCGTCGCGGCGCTGGTGATCAACGGGTTCCTGTCCGCGGCTGCAGCCCCAGCGCCGGAGATGGGGTTCGAGCATACGGCGCCGCCGCGAGGACCGACGCCGAAGTGGGGCGAGACGGGTAGCGCGTGGAACCTGGCGCCGGAACGGGGCGGGCTTGGGTTCTGGCTTTGCTACATGGAGCAGGCGACGCCGGATGGGGATGGTTCGCAGTGAACATCACGCTCGTTATCCGCCGGACGACAAGCTCAAACCCGCGTCTCTCCGACGAGGCGAACCGCTGGCGTGAGGGGGAGGTGGTGAACATCTACGCCTACAACGCTCGCACGTTCGCGCCTCCGGCCGTCGGCTCTGCTCACTACTCGGTCGTGGTGACCGGCCTGCCGGACGTGGGCATCGAGGCGCTGCGCCGGCGGCTCGCGAAGCCGCACGAGTACATCCCGGCGATCACGCCGGACGGTCCCGTCCATCACGTAGCTCGCAGGACGTTCGCCGCCGATTTCTCGTCGCTGTCGCGGGATCTGCTCGACCAGCTCAAGCGTGATCGCTATCTCGTCATGACGGCAGCTGAGATGAAGGATCTGTTCTGGCGGCGCAAGCAGTCCGACCGTTCGATGGAGCGGAAGGTGCGTGACGAGGACATGACGGCGGACGCGGACTGATGGCGGATCTCGAACGATTCGTGGATACCGCTGCGACCGCCGGTGGCGACGGCACGACGCAGGATCACAGTGGTGCCAACCGCGCCTACGCATCGCTTTCCGAGGCCGAGAGCGCCGAGGACGGGCTGCACGATCTGTCTACAGACGGCAACACGCTCACGTTCTCGTGCGCCGGCGGATCGGACTCCACCGGCGTTACCATCGCCGGCTTCGGGACCGCGGAGAACAACTGGCTCCGCGTGCGCGGCGATCCGAGCGCGCCGGATGGCGATGGCGAGTACGGCGGTCCCGCAAACTGGAGCACGGGGCACTACGTCCTCACGAGCGGCGGATTCAGCACGCTGATTCCGAATAACAATTTCGAGATCATCGAAGGGATGCAGATCGACAACACGAAGAACCACAGCGCTGCGAGCGCGCTCGACCTCAGGCTCACCGACTTCTTTCACGTCTTCAACAACCGGATCAAGTATAGCGGCGGGAGCGCCGGAGGCGACGCAGTAGGTACCCAAAACAATACGAACCCGAATTGGGATGGGGAAACTGCGTGGGGACCAGCCGGCAGCCCCAACAGCTACGCCATGTCGATCGTCAACAACATCGTCATCTCGGATGGTCATGGGATAGATCCGACTGTTGAGAACAGCTCTGTGAGAAACGGGCTTATCGGCATCGTGGGGAACACCATCTACGCTAGTGGTACTTACGCGATCCGAATCAACAACGGCTCGAGTCGTACCGACACCATCACGGTCACCAATAATGCTGCCCCGGATGCACAGATCGATGATGTGGTGGCTGCAATGGCAGGGTCCACCGTCACGCAGGACTACAACGCGCACCAGAACGGCGAGACGGTTGTCGGCACGAGCAGCGTCGCCTTCACGGCGACCCTCGCCGACGATCTTGAAGATCCGGGCTCCGGCGACGCGAACGATCTGCACCCGGCGGGCACGGGATCGATCCTGTACGAGGCGGGAGACAGCGGAACGGTGCTCTCGCCGGACATCGACGGGACGACACGCAAGGCGACGCCGGACATCGGGGCGCACGAGCTGGAGGCGGCGGGGGGCTCTACCATCGAGGCATCGGTAGCGCTCGCAGCGACGACCGACGTCGCGCCAAGCGGCACCGCCGCTCTCGCAGGCGCGTCTGACGTGGGCGGAGTCGCGGGCGTGAGCATGGACCCTCAAGCCGGGCTGGTGGCAACCGTGCCGATAGATGTGGTTACGGCGTTCACTTCTGGTGCGGAGGCACAGCAGCAGGGGAGCGCAGCATACGGTGCACAGGCCGGCGTCCTCAGCGGGGCTCAGGCGGCCCTCGAGGCGGCGCTCTCCTATGCCCTGCAGGCCGCTTTCCTGACGACCGGGGGCCAAGTCGTGGAGGCCGACGTCGAGCTCGGCGCCGGCGCCGGCGTCACCACGGCAGTCGTCCGCGTGACGGAGGGAGTGCTTACGCTCGCGGGCCAGGCTGCCGTGGCCGCCGGCGTCGTCGCCGAGCTCGGCGCCGATCTGGACGTCGCCGCGGTGGCGAGCGTCGCCGCCGGGGCCGAGGCGGAGCTCGAGACCGCGGCGACTCTCGGCGCCGACGCCGGCTTCGCCGTCTCGCGGCGCCTGGTGACTGCGGCCGGCGTCGCCTTCGACCTGTTGGCGGAGCTCACGGCGAGCGGCGTCGTCGCGGGCTTCACGGCGACGCTCTCGCCGGATCGGACGGTCCGGGTGCAGGCGGACTCTCGCGTCATCCGTGTCGCCGCGGACGACCGAATCATCCGGGTGGCGGCCGATCGCCGAATCATCCGCGCCAAGTAGAGGAGCGACGACATGCGCGTGACAGTGCTTGAGTTTATCGAGGATGCGAACGAGTTCACCGACGCCGCGGAGATCAAGCAGGTGGAGGCCGGCGCCAAGGCGGGCACCCACGCCATCCTGCGGGTGAAGCGCGACAAGGAGGGCAAGGTCGTCTCCGTGTTCGCCGTCTCCCGGCTGGCACCGGGCTCGGCCGATCTGCCCGCGTCGCAGGCGCGGAACCTGATCGCCATCCGCAAGGCGAAGAAGGCCTGAACGGCCGGGGGACCCCGGCGGGAGAGACGACGATGAAGCTGATCGAGAAGGCGCGCGCGGGGGTCCGGCTGCTGGCCGCGCTGCTGCTGGGCGCCGCGGTGCGCGCCGGGGTGGTGGTCTCTCATCACTTCCGCGTGGAGTGCGTCGGTCCGGATGGAGCGCTCAAGTGGGCCGCGGAGGCGCGGAACCTGGTGGTGAACGTCGGTCTCGACGAGATCCTGGACAAGTTCTACAAGGGGGCGACCTACACCGCCGCGCACTATGTGGGTCTGACCGACGGCACGCCCACGGTCGCGGCCGGCGACACGATGGGCTCTCACGCCGGCTGGAGCGAGGTGACCGCGTACAGCGAGGCCAACCGGCCCACGCTCACCCTTGGCGCCGTCTCGGGGCAGAGCGTCGACAACTCCGGGAACCAGGCGAGCTTTTCCGTCAACGCGAACGGCACGACTATCGGCGGCGCGTTCCTCGCCACGGCCGCCACCAAGGGCGGCTCGAGCGGGATCCTGATCGGCGCCGCGGCGTTCGGCGTCGGCGACAAGAGCGCGGACGATGGCGACACGCTGAACGTCACCGTGACCGCGACGATGGCGAGCGCCTAGAGCGCGACGTCGTGCCGCTGATCTACGCAGCGAATCGGGCCGAGCCGGTCGCTCAGGGCGTCCCGCCGATCGACCCGGATGCGACCGTCGACTACGGCTTCGAGTGGGAGGATTGGCTGGCCGGCGACACGATCTCCGATCTGACGGTCCTGCTCGGCGCTGAGCTGAGCAAGGAGAGCCAGCAGATCGACGGCACCACGACGATCGCCTGGCTGAGCGTCGTCGGCGGCACCGGCGCCGGGACCCGGGTCCTGATGACACACCGCGTCGTCACAGCCGGCGGCCGCACGGAGGACCGGTCGATGTACATCACCGTCGCGGAGAAGTAGATGGCCGGTACCCTGTCACAGGCCGACCTCGTAGCGGATCTGAAGGCGACGCTCGGCGACGCCGCCAAGACGTTCTCGACCGCTGCCGACGGGGACTTCAAGCGCCACCTTGCGCACTCCGCGGAGGATTTCGCGCGCGTGCGGCCGTATGTCCGCAGCGCGACGCTGACGCTGGTGGCGGGCCAGGACGTGTACTCGGCGCCGGCCGACCTGGTCCGCGTGCACCGGATCCGGTGGGGGGATCCTGAGCGCCGCTCGCGCAAGCCGTGGGACGGGGCGCTGTGGCCGGGTCCGGCGCCGCGCGTCACGCCGGTCGGCGCCGGCCCGGCGCGGGAGTTTCTGCTCGACCCGGCGCCGACGGCGGCGCAGATCGACAGTCTCGGCGCGACCTTCCCCTACGAGTACGTGGCGGCGCACGTGATCGGCGCCGCCGCGACCGATACGACGGTGGAGGCACACGATCGCGCGCTGCTGCTCCTGCGCTCCCAGGCGGAGGCGATGAAGGAGCTCGCGACGCGGAACATGCAGAAGCCGGTCCAGCTCCGGGATGGCGTCTCCGGGGTCCCGCGGAACGGCACGCCGGCCGCGCTCTACGACCAGCTCATGGAGCGGTTCGAGGCGCTCTCGCGGCGCTAGAGGCGCTCCCCGGAGGGGCCGACTCCGGAGGGTGCTCTCTGGTCGCGCGCTGCGCCTACGAAGCTCCACACGAGCGCCACGAGCCAGCCGACAGCGGTCCATCCGAGGAGCAGGTTGACGCCGAAGATGGCGTACGAGTTGCGGTGCCGTCTGACCGCGGCGATGAACGTCGGCAGGAGATAGAGCAGGCCGGCGACGAGGAACACGAGAGTGTAGCCGAGGGGGGTGAGCTCGTAGTCGGGCATGACGGCTCCGGCGGTGAGGGCTCGGCGCCGAATCCTAGCACGGTAGTCGCAAGTGGGCCATTATCCTATACTGAGCGCGAAGGCGTAACGCGGAGACACGCGGAAAGCCGGCCGCCCGGGAGGGCGCGCCGGCTTTCGTCGTTTCGGGACCTTGAAACTCGTCATCGAGCACAACGCCGCGCAGGTCCAGCACGCCTTCGAGCAGGCTCCGAAGCTGATCACCGCGGCGCTCGACCGCGCGCTCTCGCGCGGCGTCATCGAGCTCGCCCGCGCCGCCCGCAGGAAGGCGCCGGAAGGCTTCGGGCAGCTCCGGCAGTCGATCCTGCATCGCCGTGTCGGCGAGGCGACCTACGAGGTCGTCGCCGGCACGGAGTACGCGCGCCATGTCGAGGAGGGGGCCGGGCGCGGCGGCTGGCCGACGCAACAGCGGATGATCGACTGGATCCGGCGCAAGGGGATCCAGCCCCGGGACCCGGACATGACGCTCGAGGATCTCGCCTTGGTCATGCGCCGCAGCATCGCCCGCAGGGGCACTCCGGCACAGCCGTTCATGGCGCCCGCCCTCGAGGAGAGCCGGGACCGACTTACGGCGCTGCTCAACCAGGAGATCGGTGACGCGCTCGAGCGTATCGGGAGCGCCGCGTGAGCGAGCAGGGCGCGCGGCTCGATCTGCTGACAGCCGCGCTCCTGGCCGTGGCGCCGACTCGCCTGGTCACCCGAAGCCTGCGGGGCCTGAACGAGATCGAGGACCGAGAGCTCGATGCCGGCGTGTTCACCATTGTGAGCAAGGGCGAGTCCGACTACGCGAACACGCCCGGACGCGAGGCGCAGCTCGGTACCGGCAGTCTGATCATCATCGGTCAGCTCAAGGTCGCCGAGAACGCCGACGGCGCGGAGCTCGAGGAGGCGGAGTTCCTCATGGTGGAGGAGCTCAAGGCGCTCGCGCAGAGCAACCTGGCGGAGTCGATCGGCGGGCTGACGATGCTCGCGTACCGCCAGAGCGCGCAGCTCGAGCGGCCGTACGGATGGCTCGCGGCGGATTTCGAGCTACGGCGCTGACCGGACAGGAGGGCAGCATGAGAGAGGGAGGCAGGTACAAGCGGGACACGAAGGGCGGGGTCACGAAGGTCGACGGCACCCAGCCGCACCCCGACGGCAACCGGCCGAGAGGCGCCGACGGCACGCCGCTGGACGTGCCGGCGCCGGCGCCGGCCACCAAGGCGCCGGCGCCGAAGGGCGACGCCGAGGCCGAGAGGAGTGATCGCGGATGAAATTCCGGAAGCGCACCCTGCTGAGCAAGATCGAGGGCACCTACGGGACGGACGCATCGCCGGCCGACGCCGACGCCATCCTCACGAGCGGACTCGCCATCCGCCCGCTCGAGGGCGGCGCCATCGGCCGTGAGCTCGACCGCCAGGTGCTGGGAGGAGACCAGGCGATCCACGTCGGCAGCCACGTGGGCGTGAGCTTTGGCGTGGAGCTCGCTGGCGCCGGCGCCGCCGGCGACGTGCCGGCCTACGGGAACCTCCTGCGCGCCTGTGGCTTCGCCGAGACCGTCAACGCGGGCACCGATGTGCAGTACGACCCCGTCTCGGCGTCGTTCGAATCGGTCTCGCAGCACTTCGCCCTGGACGGTCAGCGCCACAAGGTGTTAGGCGCGCGAGGGACTTTCGAGCTCGCGTTCGAGCCGCGGGCGTTTCCTCGCTTCACGTTCGACTTCGAGGGTCTGTGGGACGACCCGGCGAGCGCGGCCGACCCGAGCCCGGACTGGAGCGGATTCAGCGCGCCGCTCGCGATCAGCAACGCGAACACCCCGACGTTCGCGCTCCACGGCACGACGCCGGGCCTGGTGAGCCTGCGGCTCACGCTGAACAACGAGGTGACGCACCGAGACCTGCCCGGCGACGAGTCGGTCGTCATCGGCGATCGGTCGATCACCGGCCGCGTCGTGTTCTTCGCGCCGCCGCTCGCGACGAAGAACTGGTTCACCACCGCGCGGGCGAACACGCTCGGCGCGCTGCAGCTCGTGCACGGCACGGTCGCGGGCGCCATCGTCCAGATCGATGCGCCGAACGTCCAGCTTCTGAACCCGCGCTATGACAACTTCAACGGCGACGTCGTGATCCAGGCGGATCTGTCTCTGGTGCCGAGCGACGCCGGAGACGACGAGCTCCAGATCACAGTGAAGTAATACGGAGAGCCCCATGTATCGAATCAACACGAAACGCACCTTCAAGCGAGAAGTGGAAGTCGTTTTCCCGGCGGAGAGCGGCGCCGGCACCACCAAGGGCACGCTGCAAGCAGAGTTTCGGATGCTGTCGCAGTCGGACATCGACGATCGCATGGACCAGGGCGACGCGGCGTTCCTGCGGGAGGTCCTGGTCGGTGTCGCCGGGGTCGGTGACGAACACGGCGCAGAGCTGTCGGCCGACGAGGCACGGGCGGCCGTGCTGGAGGACCCGCTGGCCGTGTCGGCGCTCGTCGGCGACTACTTCGAGGTCACCAAGGGGCGCAACTTTCGCCGACGTCGAGCTCGCTGAGGCTGCGCGCCACTGGGCGCGCTGCATGCAGGGGCACGGCCGCGCGGACGAGGCGATCGATGAGCTCGAATCCCAGGGAGCTCCTCCCGAGGTGCTCGAACAGTTCGAGGCGCAGCGCGACTCGGAGGAGTTCGAGGTCCTCGAGGAGAACATGCCGACGGTGGACCTGTTCGTCGCCGTCTGCACGCAGTGGCGCGCCGCACCGTTCGGAGGCTGGCTCGGGCTCGACTACCCGGCCGTCGACGTCGTGCTACGGCGACGTGCCCTCCACGTCACGCCGGAGCAGTTTTCGGGGCTGCAAGTCATGGAACACGCCGCGCTCGACGTGCTGAACGACCGGGGCGATGGCTGATCAGTTCCTCACCGTCCGGCTCCGCGGCGATGGGTCCGGCCTGGTCGGTGAGCTGCGCATCTCCGAGCAGCAAATTGGTGAGCTCAAGGACTCTCTCGACGGCGCCGGGCGTTCTGCCGACGGCGCTTCCCGGGAGGTCGACGGCTTCGGCCGGCACTCGCGCCGCGCCGGCGAGGACGCGAACCGCCTCGGTCGCGAGGGCGAGGGCGTCACCCGCATGTTCCGTACGCTCAAGGGCGTGCTCGCCACGCTCGGCGTCGGCCTGGTGGTGCGCGACATCGTTCGGGCCGGGACCGAGATGCAGGGGCTGCGAGCCGCGATGACCGCGGCGACCGGGGACTCTCAGCGGGCCGGCGCCGAGTTCGCCTTCGTGCGCGAGGAGGCCGAGCGGCTCGGCCTGCAGGTGCAGTCGACGGCGCGGGAGTACACGCGACTCGTGGCGGCGTCGAAGGGGACGCGCCTCGAGGGGCAGGCGACCCGCGACATCTTCGTCGCCATCTCCGAGGCCGGGCGGGTGATGAACCTGACCGCCGAGCAGCAGGCCGGAGCCCTGAACGCCGTCCAGCAGATGATGAGCAAGGGGTCGGTGCAGGCCGAGGAGCTCCGCGGCCAGCTCGGCGAGCGCATCCCCGGCGCCTTCGGGCTCGCGGCGCGCGCGATGGGCAAGACGACCGAGGAGCTCAACGACTTGCTCGACCGCGGAGAGGTCCTCGCCGAGGACCTGCTCCCGGCCCTCGCGCGCGAGCTCCGGTCGTTTGTCGCCGAGGGGGTCGACGAGGCGGCGGGCAGCGCCGCGGCCGAGTTCGCTCGCCTCGACAACGCGCTGCTCGAGCTGCAAATCACCCTGGCGGAGTCGGGATTCCTCGGCCTGTTCGCCGAACTCGCCAACGTCCTCTCCGAGACGGTGATCCCCGCCGTCGGACGGGCGCTCGAGCAGATCGGCGTCGTCACCCGGCGCGTCGAGCGGCTCACGCTCGGCGAGATCATGCTCGAGATCGAGGCCAACGCGGAGCGCCTGCTCGAGGTCGACCGCGCGCTGATGAACGCGAACGAGCGTGAGACGGTGCTGGTGCAGTCGCTCGAGCAGGAGTACACGAAGCTGATCCGGCGCCAGGTGTCTCTCAAGGAGCGGCGCGACGATCTCCTCGCGCAGCTCCGCGAGGTCGTCACCGGGACGAAGGCCGAGGCGAACGCCACGGAGGGCAGCGCCGGCGCCACCGGCAAGGCCGACCAGGCGGCCACGAAGTACCTGGCGACGCTGAAGGAGCAGCTCGCGACCATCGGGCTCACCAAGGACCAAGTCATCGTGTGGAAGGCGGAGCAGGCCGCGGCCGCGGCCGAGAGCGAGGAGGTCGCCGCGCAGATCCGGGGGACCGCGGCGGCGCTCGCCGCGGAGGTCCGGGCTCGGGAGGAGGCGACGGAGCTCGCGCGGGAGCACGCCGCGGCGCTGCGCGCCGAGCAGCGCGAGCGCGAGCGCGTGACCCGAGAGCTCGAGCGCCAGCGCCAGCGCGACGCCGACCTGGTCGACCAGCTTCGGGAGGAGCTCCGGCTGATGGGACTCACCGACCGCGAGCGCGAGATCGAGATCGAGCTCCGCAAGCTGAGCGCCAAGGCTACCGACGAGCAACGCCAGGAAGTGCGGGAGCTGGTCGATGCGCTGCACGACGCGCGCGTGGCCCAGCAGGAGCACGTGGAGGCGGTGGAGCGGGCGCAGGGCCCGATGGTCGCCGTCTACGAGGACACGGCCAACAGCATCCGCCAGAGCTTCCGGGACACGTTCCGCGACATCTTCGACACCGGCGTGCGGGGGTTCGAGGGTATGGCGGAGCGCATCAAAAACGTGTTCAAGGACCTGCTGGCGGATCTGCTCACGCTCGCCATCGCGCGGCCAGTGATCGTGCCGATTGTCGGCGCCGTGGGTTCAGCGCTAGGCGTCCCGGACGCGGCCCAGGCCGGCGTGCTGGATCAGTTCGGCGTCGGCGACTTGGCGAGCGGCGCCGGGCGCCTGTTCGGCGTCGATGGCGTCACGAGCGCCATCGACAAGATCGGCGCCGGCCTCGGGTTCGCCACGCCGGGCGGTGCCATCACCGGCGCGGAGGCCGCGGCCGCCGGCGGCGCGCTCTCGAACACGGCGCTCTCGAGCAGCAGCGGGTTCTTCGGGAGCTCCGCTACGCTGAGCGGCACGCTTGGCGCCGCCGGCCTCGGTGCGCTCGGAGGCGGCCTGGTCGCACGGCTTTTCGGGGGGAACCAGACCACCGGGTCCATCGGCGGAGGCCTCGGCGCCGGCATCGGATTCGCCGTGGGGGGGCCGATAGGCGGGATCATCGGAGGGCTCGGCGGCGGCGCGCTCGGCGGCCTGCTGGGCGGAGGGCAGTCGCCACCCGACCGCACGCAGCACGGCTCCCTGAACCTGCATCGGGCGCAGATCACCGGCGCGGGCGGCTTCAGCGGGGACAAGTTCAGCGCCGAGAACGCGCAGCTCCGCGATCTCGCGCTCGGCCAGGCGCAGCAGCTCACGGCGCTGCTCTCCGACATCACGGGGCGGCGGATCCGGGGCAGCCTAGGCGTGAGCTTCGGCGACAAGTCGGGCTTCCAGTTCGGGTTCGAGGGCGCCCGCACCAACGTGGGGCAGGACGTTGGGGCGCTGATGCGCGGGATCACGCGAGAGATCGTCGACCGTTTCGGTGAGCTGCCGCAGCACATCACAGAGCTGCTCGACCAGGTGGACTTCTCGAACGTGGAGCAAGCCATCCAGCAGCTAGCGGCGCTGCGCGCACAGATCCAGGCGACGGCACTGCGCTTTACCGCGATCGCGGACTCCCTCGCCGCGGCGAGCACGGCGCTGCAGCTCAACCCGGCGCTCTCGGCGCTGTCTCCGCTCGACCAGCTCAAGGTCGCCCGGCGCGAGTTCCGGTCCACCCGCGAGGCGGCGTTCGGCGGCGAGGAGGACGCGCTCTCGGCGCTGCCCGGCGTCGTGAACCAGTTCCTCACCGCGAGCCGCGCCGTCCACGCCTCGAGCCCGGCGTTCGCGCAGGACTTCAACCGCGCGATCCGCGCCCTCGACAAGAGCGAGGACGTCGCCCGCAACCAGGCGAAGCTGCTCACGAGCTCGGAGCGGGTGGCGGCCGCGGTGAATCGGAACACGGCCGCCACCACCGCGGGAACGACGGAGGTCGTCGAGCGCCTCGCCAAGCTTCAGGGAAGCTTCGATCGCTTTGCCGGAGCGGCGGCGCGCTTCGAGTCGCTCGACGGCGGGCGCGCGGTGGGCGTGGGTGGCCGATGAAGGTGTTCCTCGCCGAGCTTGAGGGCTACGACCCGGTCGCCGCCGGCGTCGCCACGCTCTACTTCTCCTCTGACGGCATGGCGCCGTTCCCACCGACCGATCCGGACCGTCCAAACCAGGCCTACGACGCACGTCTGCAGGCGCCGGCGAACCTGCAGCGCACGGTGTTCTCGGACGGGCGCACGGCTGGCCGCAGCCAGATAAACGGCGGCGAGATCGTCATCGCGAATCCGGACGGTGTGCTCGACCACCTGTTGGACTGGGGGCTGGATGGACGCGCGTTGCGCATCCTGTGGGGCGACCAGGGCGCCGCGTGGGCGGAATTCAAGGCGATCTTGGTCGGCACGATGGAGCAGCCGCTGTTCGACTATGTGAAGGCCCGCGCCTCCACCGTCCGGATCCGGGTGCGCGACCGCCAGGACGAGCTCGACGTGCCGCTGCAGACCTCGAAGTACGCGGGCACCAACTCGGGCAGCACGGGCGACGAGGGGACGCCGGACGACGTCCAGGGGCGCCCTAAGCCCACGGTGTGGGGCGAGGTGCTGAACATCACCCCGGTCCCCAGCAACTCGCCGGGGCTCCGCTGGCAGGTCCACGACGGCCCCATCGAGGACGTGCCGAAGTGCTACGACCAGGGGGTCGAACTCTTGAAGGCTTCGGCGCCGCCCTCGGGCGGGGAGTACTCGGTGGACACCGCAACCGGGATCATCACGTTGGGTGCCAGCCCGGCCGGCACCGTGACCTGCGACGTCAAGGGGGACCAGACGGGCGGCGCCTATGTCGACAACGTCCCGGACCTGATCGAGCGCATCGTCACAGAGCGCGGGGGATTCGGGGCCGGGGATCTCGACACGTCCTCCTTCGCCGCGCTCGAGGCCGCGAACAGCGCCAAGGTGGGGCTATACGTACCCGACGAGCTCCACATCGCCGAGGCGCTCGATCTGCTGTGCGCAAGCATCGGTGCCTACTGGACGTTCGGCCAGGCGGGCCAGCTGACGGTCGGGCTGCTCGAGGCGCCGGCGGCGCCGGCGGCGCTGACGCTGACCGAGCCGGACATCGTTGAGCTCCGACGCCAGGCGACGCGGGATCCCGACCGCGGCGTGCCCGTCTACCGCGTGATCCTGGCCTACCAGCGAAATTGGACGGTGCAGGACGGGGACGCGCTCGCCGCCGCGGTAGGTGACGATCGCCGCGCCTGGCTGGAGCAGGCCGCCCGCAAGATCACGGCCACGGACACGAGCGTGCAGACGAAGCACCTGCTCGCCCGCGAGCTCGAGCGCGAGACGCTGCTGCTCGAGGAGTCGGACGCCGACGACGAGGCGGACCGATTGGAGACGCTATACGGCGTGCGCCGCGACTCGCTCGAGCTCGTGACGGAACTCACAGATCAGACCGCGGCGCTGGATCTGATGAGCGTGGTTGCTCTCGACTTCCCCCGCTTCGGCCTCGGCGGCGGCAAGCTGCTGCGGGTGCTCTCGATCGAAAAAGACCATCGCACGGAGCTGATCACGCTGGGGCTCTGGGGCTGATGGCGAACCTGGCCATCTTCTGGAACGTCAAAAGCGACCTTGGGGTGCTGTCGGGCGGGTCTTGGGCGGCGGCGCTGCCGCTCAAGAATCTCCAGAACGTGCATCTCTCCCAGGTGGCGCGTTCGGCCGACGCGGAGCTCGCGAGCACCCAGTTCGACCTGGACTTCGGGCGGCTCGACTACTTCCGCGGTGTCGTCCTGATCGCCCACAACCTGACCGCCGAGCTCGCACGGGTCCGCGTGCGGGCGGCGCAGGACGCCGGCTTCGCCCAGCTCACCTACGACTCCGGCTGGCAGGACGCCTACGCCGCGATCTTCCCCCACGAGGAGCTCGAGTGGGAGGACGACAACTGGTGGAGCGGGAAGCTCTCTGAGGCGGACCTGGCCGGCTACACGCGTAATTTCGTCTGTGACGCCGGCGCCATCGTCACGGCGCGCCATGTGCGCGTGGAGATTGACGACACAGAGAACGCCTCCGGCTACGTGGACGTCGGGCGCCTGGTGGTGGCGCCGGCCTGGCAGACGAAAGTGAACTTCTCCTTTCCCCACTCGCTCGCGTTCGAGCCGCGGACGCTCGTGGAGGAGTCGATCGGTGGACAGGAGTTCTTCGATGTGAGGCGGGCGGCGCGCGTCATGCGGTTCAGCCTCGACTGGCTCTCCGACGCCGAGGGCTACGCCCAGGCCCTCGAGCTCACGCGGCGCAAGGGGGTGTCCGGCGACCTGTTCGTGGTGCCGGATCCAGCCGAGATCGTGAACCTGTTCCGGCGCTCGTTCTACGGGCGCCTCCGACGGCTCTCGCCCCTGGAGCACTACCAGTTCAACCTGAACAGCATGGGGTTCGAGATCAAGGAGCGGCTCTGATGGTCGAGAAGGTCACCCTCAACGGCAACGTGTACTCCGACGGCGTCGACGACGAGGGCACCGGCGTCCGGCATCTCGGTGCCGGAGGGCATCGGACGAATTTCCTGCTGATGCTCCAGGACTTCGTCGGCGACGCAGCGAAAAACCTGTCCACGTCAAGCGCGACGTCGGTGAACCTGTCGACGCTCGTCATCGACGGGAGCGTCGTGCTCACCGTCGACGAGGACGTGCCCTTCGCCGTCGGCGGCTTCGTGACGGTCGCCGACCAGGCCGCCCCCGGCGACAACTGGTTCTTCGGCCAGGTGACGGACTACGACGCCGGCGCGCTGGCTTTGACGCTCACGCCGCTCGTGAAGAGCGGCACCGCGACGATCTCGGCCTGGGACGTCTCCGGATCCGGCGCCCGCGGCGCCCCGGGCGCGATGGCGTCGCTCCAGGCCGACGCGACGCCTCAACTCGGCGGAAACCTGGACGGCCAGGACTACGAGGCGCACTCGCTGGTCCTGCACGACGTCGTCGTGTACGACGCCCGCCTCCGGTTCCAGAACATCGGCTCCACGGGGGACGATCAGGACCTGGATCTCAGCGCCTACCAGTCCTTCCGCGTGAAGCCGAGTGCGGATCTCGCGCTCAACATCCTGAACGCGCCGGCGCACGACGAGGCGCAGGCCTGGCTCGTGTGGGTCGAGGACGGCGGCTCGCACGTCATCACCTGGGACGCGAGCATCGTGTGGGACGAGGGCGTGGCCCCGCAGCTCGCGACGACGCACCTGACGGGCGTCGTGCTCTACACGCACGACGGCAGCGCGCAGGCCTTCACGGCTGACGCCGGGACCGACGTCATCACGGCCGCCGGGCACGGGCTCTCCGATGCGCAGATCGTGCGGCTGACGACCACCGACACGCTTCCCGCCGGCCTCTCCACGGGGACCGACTACTACGTCCGCGACGCGACGGCCGACACGCTCCAGCTCTCGGCGATCGCGGGTGGCGCCGCGATCGACATCACCGACGCCGGGACGGGTACGCACTTCATCGGCGAGGCGCGCATCTACGGGCACGTCGCCTTCCACGAGGCTGCGGTCACGTCGTGAACCCTCTCCTAGCGCTCGCGATCTCGCCGGTGCCGGCGCTCGTGCAGGCGGGGCTGCAGTTCCACCTGGACGCGGGGCATGGCGACTCCTACGGCGGCAGCGGGCAGACCTGGTCGGATCTGTCGGGCAACGGGCAGGACTTCTTCCGCGGCGTCGACGGGACGGTCGAGGGGGGCGACCCTACCTTCAACGGCGCCGCCGGCGGCAAGTCGTCGGACGAGTACTGGTCGCTCGACGGCGGCGATTTGTTCACCTTCGCGGCCGCGAACGAGGCGTGGATGGACGCGATCCACGAGGACGGCGGCGCGTGCACCTTGGGGCTGTGGCTGCGCACGCCGGCGAGCTTCTCCGACGACAATGGCCTCATGGGCACGGTCGGCGGCGCCGCCACCAAGGGGTTCCGCTTCAGCATCACGTCCGCGGGTCAGCTCGAACTGCAGATCCGGGGCGGCGGTAGCAATAAGCTGACCGTGACGGCGGATGCCGCCCTGGCCGCCGAGACGGACTACCTGGTGGCGCTCTCGTTCGACGAGGGCGCGGGCGCGGGCGGCAGCTTCTTCGCGCGCAATGGTGAGTACGAGCAGGTAGCGTCCGCGGACACGTGGGACGGCACCGTGGTCAACCCTGCCAGCGGAGCGGCCACCGACACACTGCAGATCGGCGCGCTCGGCGGCGGATTCAGGGGCATGGAGAGCGGCAGCCGCATCTATGCCGCATGGGGTTACGACCGGGCGCTCACGAAGGCCGAGGTCGACCAGAACTGGGAGCACTTCCGACGGAGGCTGGGACTGTGAGCGGACTGTGGTGCAGGGTCGAGAGCGGGCGCATCGTGCGCGGACCGACGACGCTCCGGGCCGCCGCCTACAACGTGAGCGCGCGACGCCTGGCGGAGTTGCCAGCGGCCGAGCTCGAGCGCCGCGGCGTCTACCCGGTGCCACCTCCCGCGCGCGATCCGCGATACCAGGCCGCCGAGCTCCTCGGCGTCCAGTACGACGCGGCGACCGGCTCCATCCAGGCCGAGTGGGAAGTCCGCGCGGTCGATCTCGAGGAGTTGCGACAGCAGCGCATCGGGGACGTCCTCGGCGAGCGTGAGAGGCGCCTCGAGGCTGGATTCGACTACCAGGGGGCCCGGTACCGGCTCGGCGTGTTCGAGCTCGCGACGCTCACCCTCGCCGCGGCCACCATCGCGGCCGGCCTCGGGCTGGCCGTGGTGCCTCGGGTCTGGCGGAGCGACGGCGAGGTCGTAGAGCTCGACACGGACGCCAAGGTGCGCGCGGCCGGCGCCGCCGCCCTCGAGCACGTCGCCGGCGTCGATGCCGCCGCTGCCCAGCACATCGCGGCGCTGCGGGCGCTGGCGACGGCGCAGGAGCTCGCGGAGTACGACGTCGGCACAAGCTGGCCGCGCTAGGAGGGACGCTTCCGGAGCAGTCGTGCGAGAGCGCGGATCTGCTCTCGTGCTGCCGGGTCGATGGCTCGGAAATCCGTGAGCAGCGCCTGTTCTTCCTCACTCCGAAGAAGGGTATCCCCGGCGCCCGGGGCTTCTGCTGCGGCGGGCGCCTCCGCAGCCCGCGTGCGGAGTTCCCGTGGCCGGTGGATGCGTTCGGCCGCCTCGAGCCGGCCCGTGCGCCGCTCGTCGCCGAACAGCTCGTAGGCCCCCAGGTAGCCGTAGCAGAGCCGCTTGGCGCTCTCCGCGTCCAGCACGACCCGGTAGACCGCCCGCTCGTCGATCTCCCGGCTGAGACGCTCGAGCGTGCGCGCCCCGGCGCCAGCGAGCACGTCGATCGCCCGATAGCGCACGACGGTGTCGCCGCGCTGCCATTCGGCCGGTTCGTGCAGTACAAGTGCAGTACGACCCCCGTCCGAGACCACGTGCACGTCCGCGCCAGGTCGATCGCTCAGTCGTGCCTCGAGCTCGGCCCCGCAGTCGGCGTCGCTGTCGCAGCTCACGACCAGGAACGGCGCCCCGGTCCCTTCCAGGAGCCACGACAGGCTGACGTTCTCGACGTGCTGCACGGGGATGAGGCTCTCCCAAGACGGGATCGCGCCCCGGAACATGGCGGTGACGGTCGCCGCGGGGATCCCCAGCCGACGCCCCCAAGGGTGCTTTCGACGCTCGCCGAGCACAAAGTTGAGGCGTTCGACGAATCCTGGGCTTTCGGCCATCCGAAATCATCCTTGACCATTTCGGAAATCCGTAATACGCTGTGATCCTAGCGTATCCACTTGTTGCCACAGGAGCGCGATTGTGGGGAGAAACGGCAGACCGGACAAGGAGAGGCGCTCGGTCGCGCAGCAGGCGGCCGTCCTGACGCGGCTCTCCGAGGAGACGAAGGCGCGGCTGATGGCGCTTGCGCGGCGTGAGCGCCGCACGCTGAGCGGCCAGGCCGCGATCTTCATCGAGGAGGGGCTCGCCCGCGCGGAGGGGCGCGCGGGCGCCTGAGAGCGCGAGAGGGTCCCGACGGCGCGGCAACACCGCCGGGACCGGTTGAGGCTGCTGGCTTGTGTCACCTTTGAGCCTCGCGGTTCAGGTTAGCACAGCCCCTGAACCGCGAGTGTAGCCAGTAGCCGCCCGAATGGCTGTGAACAGAGGGCGGCGGCTCACATGCTCGACGGCCATTCGTCGTTGGATCGGGCGATGCACGACCTGGTCCATTCCTTCCCTGGCGGTGCCCGCAAGCTAGCGCCTCTCGCGCGGATGAATCCGGGCACCCTGTCGAACAAGGTCAACCCGTCGTGCGAGGGGCACCACCTGACCGTCGACGAGGCGGTGGCGCTACAGCACGCCGCCGGCGATTTCCGCATCCTCGAGGCGGAGGCGGCGGCGCTGGGGCACGTGGCGGTGCGCCTCGGGGACTTCCGCCGCACGTCCGACGTCGAGCTCCTCGACAAGTACGCCGAGCTCACCGCCGAGCACGGCGAGACGGCCGGCGCCATCCGACGCGCGCTCCGGGACCGGCGCATCACGCCCGACGAGCTCGCCGAGATCCGACGGGAAATCTTCGAGGACGCCCGCGTGGCGTTCGAGTTCCTCTCGCGGCTGGAGGCCATCGCGGAATGAGGCGCGTGGCCGACCTGGTGCCGGTCGAGGTCCGGAGCGCGGTGGACGGCGTCGGCGCGGCTGCCGACGAGCGCCGCGCGCGCCTCGAGCAGGGCGCGACGGTGACCGTCGAGGCCTGGACCTATCGGCTCGGGAGCCCGTCGTGAGCAGCTCTCGGGCCCAGGCCCCCGCCGCACGTACCTGGGAGGTCACTGACAACGCTGGCGCGCGCGAGCTCGCCGCGCCGGCCGGCCTGATCCACACGCTGTTCGGTCCCGAGCTCCGGGCGCGGATGCGCCGGCGCCGGCACCCGGACAGCCCCACGCGACGGCGCGTGGACGCGGCGCGCGAATGACGGTGCGGCGAGGAGCCTGCCGGATGCCAACGCGCGAAGGGGGTTCGACTCCTCCCCGTCGCTCCATGTGCGGCGCGATGCGAGTCGCGGCGGGCGCAGTCCCGCTCGTCGGGCTGCTGGCCGGAGGCTGCACACTGAGCGTACACGTGACCGACTCCACAGTGGTGCAGGTCGGCAACGCGCTCGTGGCGCTCTGCCGAGGCGACGATGTACCAGCGCGACTTTCCAGAGCTCCCGAGCGACGTTAGCCGTGAGGAACTCCACGCCGCGTACCGGCGCTCGCCGGGTCTCCGACGCCAGCACACGTTCGGCTCGGCGCTCTCGCGGCCTGTCGTGCGGCGCTGCCTCGAGATCATGGCGCGCATCCATCGGACACGGGTGAAGCAGCGCGCCGAGGCGAAGCGATGGCGGCGATCTACCGGATTGTGAACACCGACACCGACGGCGCGACCGCCGAGCGGCGCCGCCTGTGGGTGGACGTCGGCCGTCCCATGTTCCTCGGCGACGGCTGCTGGATGCGCTTCTACACCTACCGCGACGACGGCGAGTGGGAGGCCTACCAGATGTTCACGTCGCCCGGCAGCAACTACGAGGCGGCGCTGCCCCTGACACAGCGCGTGCAGCACCGCGTCGGCTACGACGTGCTCGTGCGCGCGATGGAGCTCGGCGCCAGCGGACGGCCCGAGCGGTTCCTGGTGGAGTTCCAGCCGAGGGCCTCGGCGGAGCTCCAGGCCTAAGCCGGAGGACAAAGGCATGGCGAACGTGTTCACGAGGTATCTCACCGCCGCCGAGGAGCGGCAACTGTTCAAGGCGGTCGGGCAGTACGCCGACCCGCTCGCGCGCCGCGACCACGCCTGGATGAGGGCGCTGCGCTACACCGGGGTCCGCGTCCGCGCCTTCTCGCGACTGACCGTGCTCGACGCCAACCAGGCGCTGCGCACCGGCTACCTGCAACTGTCGGCCGAGATCCAGAAGGGCAGCCGAGCGCACACGGTTTACCTGACGCGCAAGGCGCGCGTTGCGTTCCGCGATCTGCTGCGGGTGCGCCGGGACATGGGACACGCGCCGGTCGACGACGCGCCGCTCGTGATGAGCCGGAATCATCGCCCGCTCTCCGTGCGCTCGTACCAGGTACGGATGCAGCACTGGTGCCAGCTGGCCGGCCTGGACGTGCAGGCCTCGCCGCACTGGTGGCGCCACACGCTCGCCAAGCGGCTGATCGCCCGCAGCGAGGCCCGCGACCCCCTCGGCATCGTGCAGGGGGCTCTCGGGCACCGCTCGCGCAACAGCACCGCTGTCTACGTGCTCCCGGACCGGGAGGACGTCGAGCTCGCGATGGAGCTGGCGTCGTGAGCCCCCGGAGCGGGGAGGAGGGGGAGTGGATCCCGGTCGAGGCGCGGCTGCCGCCGCCGCTCACCGATGTGCTAGTCGCCTACCTCGACGCGCTGACGGGCGAGCTGGAGGTGGACCTCGGATACCGAGGTCGCGGCGACGCCGCGTGGTTTCTTACGGACGGCGCTCTGCTGCCAGTCGGGGGCAGGGTGACGCACTGGAAGCCGCTCCCCCATCCCCTCCAGTGAACGGCATCGAAACGCCCGGCGTGTACGTCGACCGCAATCGGCGCTGCTACATCGTGGTGAAGAAGGGTCGGCGCTATGTGCACGCCGTGCAGATGTGCGCGGCGCGCCTGCGCGTCTCGCGGCTCACGGCCCACCAGATACAGGCACGCCGATTGCGGCCACTCGACAACTACCCGCTGAGAGCGGCGCTCGCTCAGTTCCTCGAGCGGGGCCGTACGGCCGGCATCACCGACAGAGCGCGGCGCGCGCTCGAGGAGCTGCGGACCAATGGAAACGGACGTATTCGACGAAGGACCGGTCACTCTGACTGAACAAGAGGCGCGGCGGCTGCACGCGATCCGAGACTACCTTCGGGAAGCGACTCGTGACGCGGAGCACGCGATGCGGCTCGTGACGTCGCATCCGCGCTTCGGTGAGGTCCGGGAGCTGAGCAAAGCACTCACAGCGGGGGATTCGATGGGAGCGCGGTGCGCCCTCGCCATCGAGTACATCGACGTGCTGCTCGCCCGCGCCAGCGTCGAGTCGCCGCCAAACATAGAGGGCAAGGGAATCATCGGGCGCGGTGATCCGCACCCCGGTTCGGGAGCCGCGGAGGGCGAGGCTGTCGCCACTGAATAAGCCGGGGAGGGGGCGGCGTCCGTAACGCGCCGCGTCGGGCGGACCCCCGAGGGTTGCTTCCTCCAGCTCTCGCACAGGCCCGACGTTCAACCTTTTGGGGGGACGCCAATGCTGACCATCGGATTCGTTGCCGGCATCGCCTACATGACCGTCGGCCTGCTCGTGCTCGTGTTCGTGCGGTTCCCGTCCGTAACGCGCCTGCCGGACTCGTGGGAGAACAGCTTGGTGCTGTCGCTGATCGCGTTCGTTGCGTGGCCGCTTACCTTCGTTGTGGCGCTGCTGCTCGGCGTCGTGCGGCGGCGCCGGCTCGCTCGTTACCACGCTGACCTCCTCCGCTCCTTCGGGCCGTGAGCGACGCCCCGCGCCGGTTGCCGTGCGGGTGCCCGTTGGGGCGCTGCGGCTCCGAAGGCGTGCGCTTCACGCGCGAGGACAGGACCATCCAGTGGTTGCGTGTCGATGGGCGCGACGCCGCCGAGCGGCGCCGGCTGATGCGGTGGCTGCGGGAGAACCGGCCCGCCATCGCGGAGTTGCTCAAGCACCCGTTCGTCGCCGAGGTCGTGAAGCGGTTCGACGCTCACGTGTTGATTCCGAGAAAGGAATGAGCAGAGAGCGGCCATCTCTCCGGGGGGGGAATTACCGCTGGTCTCTCTGGCGCCGGTGGGACCCACGCGGCCGACATCGAGTTTCCGATGACGCCCAGCCTCGCCCGTGGAGGACGACGTGACGGGTCTCTCCGACGTTGAGTCGTGCGACGCCACTGATTACGCGCGTGCGCGCGGCCGTCACGATCGGAACGAATCAAGCAGCTACGTCAATCCGTATCCGTCCGGAACCCCGCAGGCGAGCGCCTATTACTCGGGATGGTGCGAACGCAATCTCGAGCTGCATCTTAGCCAGCCCGGCGGCATCTACGCCGCGCCGTGGAGCGGGTGCTAACGTAGCCGTGCCGACGATCCAAGAGCTCAAAAGTCGCATCGACCTGCACGACCTGGCGGAGCGCCTCGGTCTCGAGCGTCCGGGCGGCACCGGCAACTACCGCAGCCCGCACCACGACGACACGAACCCGAGCCTGTCCATCTACGACGACGGTCGGCGCTGGAAGGACCACAGCGCCGACCGCGGCGGCGACTGCCTGGACCTGGTCAAGTTCGTCACCGGCTGCGACACGGGAGAGGCCGTGCGTCGCCTCCACGAGCTCTACGGATGGGAGCAGGAGCGCCCGGCCGAGCGCGGGGCACCGCGACGCCGGAGCCGGGAGGAGTACATCGCGGACCAGTGCCTGGCCCAAGCCGAGCTCGCGGTGGAGTACCTCGTGGAGCAGCGGGCGATCCCGGAGGACGTTGTGCGTGCGGCCATCAAGGCCCGCGCGGTCGGCTTCAACACCTGGACGAGCGACCGCGTACCCGCAGGCGAGCGGCAGCACGGCGGCCCGGCCGTCGCCTTCGTCGTCACGACCCTGAATCCTGGGCAGATCGTCGCCGTCGACATGCGCTTCGTCGACCCTGAGCTCAATGGAGGGCTCAAGACGCAGACGCACGGGGAGAAGGGCTACCCGTGGTTCTCGAGCCTGAGACGGCTCGAGCGCGCCGACGAGGTCTACATCGTCGAGTCGCCGATCAACGCGCTCTCGGTCGAGGCGGCACTCCGGGGGCGCGCGGCGGCGCTGGCGACTCGGGGGCTCGCTGTCGACGCGCTCGATCTTGCCTTCCTGCGTGCTAAGCGGGTGGTGATCTGCATGGACGCCGACTCGCCCCTCGAGCAGGGGCCCGACGCCGGCCGACGCCCGGGGCCCGAGGCCGCCTGGCGCCTCCACGAGCTGCTCACGGCGCTGAACGTGTCGGCGCTGATGGTCGACCAGCTCGACTGGGAGGAGCACGGCTGGAACGACGTGAACGACGTCCTGCGCCAGGCCGGCGTCGATGAGCTCGCCGTCCAGCTCCGGCAGCTTGAGCCGTGGGCCATCCCGGGTCTGCCGGGCAAGATGGCGCCGGGCCGCGCGCGGATCTACCTGCCGCGGCACGACTTCTCGCAGTACTGGCGCTTCCGGTGCAAGCCGGACTTCACGAGCTGGGTCAAGAGCCGCGAGGACGAGGAGGGCGGCGAGAAGCTCTCCTACGAGGACGTGTGCGGCTTCCGCCTGGCCTCGCTGTCACGCGTGACCGTGGCGAGCTACACGTCCACCATGACCGGCGACGTCGACCACCAGCCGCGGGTGCTGTTCGCCGCGAGCGTCCAGGTGCCTCGACACGGGCCGGTGCTACAGCGGCGCGTGTTCTCCGACGACGAGCTCCACAACCTGGACCGCTGGCGCAAGTTCGGCCCCATCTTCAAGCCGGCGGCCTTCTCTCGGCTCCTGACCATCCTCGAGCGGTCGGCCGACCTGGGCGCGCGCGACGCGACCAACTTCGTCGGACTCGCCTGGCGTAAGGGGCGCCCGGTGGTGAACGAGGGGCCGGACTGCTACTTCACCGATCCGGAGAAGCAGTGCCCCTACCACAACCTGATCTTCCCGCAGGGCACGCCCGAGGACGCGCACGCGGTCATCGAGGCGTACCAGGGCACCTTCGCCGCGAACGCGGCGACGTTGCTGCTCACGTGGGCCCTGGGCGCCCATCTCAAAGCCTTCCTCGGCTTCTGGCCCCACATGACGCTGCAGGCCGACAAGGGGGCCGGGAAGTCCACGCTGGTGAAGCGCCTCGAGCGCACCGTCGCGTTCACGATGTTCTCCGGGGAG